TGACACCTCTGAATCTTTTGGACTCCCTGCTACTGCTGACCTTATGTTTGCCCTTATTTCTACAGAAGAGTTGGAAGAGATGAATCAAATAATGGTTAAGCAATTAAAGAATAGATATAATGATCCTACAATGAATAAAAGATTTTGCGTAGGTATTGACAGAGCGAAGATGAGGTTGTATGATGTAGAGGATTCTGCACAAACAGACATTCAAGATTCTGGTCAAGATGCAGGAGTTGTTAAAAATTTCACTGCTAAACAAAAGTTTGTTGATTTAAAGTATGATTGATCCTAAGAAGTATGCTCAATTTGTTGATGGTGTAACCTCACAAGAGAGTAAAGATGGTGATGCATTCACTGCACGTCTTGCAGATTTGTATTATCAAGATTTTGATACTCATAGATTTTTAACTGCTGCTCTTGGTATGAGTGCTGAGGCAGGTGAGTTTACTGAGATCATTAAGAAGATAGTCTTCCAAGGTAAACCAGTTAATGATGAGAATTTATTTCACCTTAAACGTGAACTAGGTGATGTCATGTGGTATGTTATGCAAGCATGTATGGCATTAGATATATCTCTTGATGAGGTTATTGAAATGAATATAGATAAACTAAAATCAAGATATCCTGGTGGGGAATTTGATGCCCACTATTCTGAAAACCGTAAACAAGGAGATTTGTAATGGCACTATCTGGACAAGTAGAAGAATCATTGAGAGATGCACAAGCAGATTTACGTAATGCATTAGCATTTGCTGCACGTAATGAAGAGTCTTATGTTTCAAAACATATTGCTGACATGCTATTGAAAGTAGATAGTCTTATTGATACACATTATTTTCTGGAGGACATTAAAGGTGGACTTGCCGATAGACAAGATTGAGTTTGACTATATTGTTACTGCACTTTGGAAGTGTCGTAAGAATGCAGGTGAACCTCAATGCGAAAAACTTTATAATAAATTGAGATTAGTACAAGAGGTTATTGATGCTAATCCTGATGGTCCTTATAAGAAAATACTTAGAGAAGAACATGGTATGGTGATATGATTGACACTTCACCTGATTCTATTAGATTATTTGTTGTAATGATATTGGGTATAGTGTGGTTCTATTTACTGAATGATCATCTTAGATCTAAATAGTACGTGGAGACCTGCGTTAACTAATGGCATTCGAGTACTTAGAAAAACCGACTCAACAAGTTTGGGAAGATTTAGGGATTGAAAATATAATAATCGATCACAATAGAGGTGGTGATGAAAATGAATACACTCATCCTGTATCGCATAGAGATGTAGGTAAGGTTCTTAAACCTAGAACTGGGTGGGGTGCTGTCTTAAATGTACAGGTTAAAACTAAGAGAGATGTTGTAGGTACTAAAATTTTTAATGAGATTAAAGATAAGAGTGAAGAAGTAAGAAAAGTATTTTTAGAAGCATTTCAAGATCATGATAGGAATGTAGAAATAGAGGATTTTGTCTACGTTAGGGATCAAGGATGGTCTGCTGGTGCTAGGACTATAATGATGAACATGTGGCCATTAGATAAGGATAATAATAGAAGTTCGTACCCTCAAAGGTTTGTGATTGCATTGAAGGGATTGAAGAATGATTCTGCTGATCCTCATGAAGTAATGACTGCTGCTCTTATACTAGGTGGTAGAGTAATCAATGTACAAAATATTAATAGATTAAACTCACCTGCAGATAGAGAACGTGCTATTAATAATGTAACTATACAAGCATCACAGTTAGCAGAAAGGGTTCATGGTAATAAAGAAAAGGAGATAGCAGCAATCAGAGGTGATTTTGTTAACCTTGCGAAGGCACTTTCAGTTTCAAATTATGTTGTTAATTTAGTGGTGAATAAGTATGGATATACTATTAGTAATGTGTATCAGACAGGTTCTGCATGGCAAAGAAAAGTTAAACCTTTTGAAGGTTATGACAGAAAGAATTTACAAACTCAGGACTATGTTATTAAAGCATACAACTCTGCAGATCTTATAATTGAATTTGGTAATCGTAAGGCAACCCATTTCTGGGGTCTATCATTAAAGAAGAAAGGTATAGGAAGAAATGAACCTGATCCTACTCTATTAAACAAACCTGTTACAGGTACAGGATCTTTTAAGAAAGAGACTGGAAAGGGTACACGTGATGGGTATTTAACTTATAAGTTAGCGAGTGATCCTCTAGCTGCACAACTAATCAGATCTGAAGAAGAATTTTGGAAGGGCGTTTATCTTGTTAAGTTTGGAAGGGCAGCAACAGGACAGAAGTCTAGTTGGTTGAAGCAATTAGATGGTGCATTAAGTGGTGATGAAAAGAATGCTGCACTAACTGGTAAGAGGTATAGGCGTAAACAATACCCCCCAAATACATATTTCATGAAAATTGATGAGGCATTTAGAAAAGTATTTGCAGTACCATCAAACTTTAGAGAGTTCTTAGATATTGTATTCAGAATTAATATTGATTCGTATGTAGATAAGAAACAATTCCATTTTAGTTTGATTACTGGATCAGGTGATTTAAGACCTAATGGAACTTTGCAGGTTAATACTGCCAATGAAAAGAGTTCTGTATTAATGAATGAAGTATTTGCTAAACTATTTGGTAGAGAAGGTATAACTGATAAGGATTATATTATTGAACAGACTAGAAGTAAAGCACAAGCATTTGATCAGAATGCTAGTGCAGCAAAACTATTCTATACTATGGCAATAGGTAGGACAGGAAGGAAATTAGAAATATGTGATCTTGAGGTACGTTACAAGGGTGCTATTACAAACAATCCTCAGTTCCAAGTCTTTATTACCACCAAATTTAGAAGGTACTTAGCCATGGCTAAGTCCAGACTGGGTTCTATGCATGGATTTGACCCCATGTTCGGAAGATAAACTGGCACATATGAGGTATAAAACAGCCTGTGGCTGCAGTATAATATGGGTATCAGAGACGATAGAGATGCCCAACAAACACCTTGAACATCCAGAAGATTCAATCCTTCAAGGACGTAAGGTTGCAATAGATGCTATCAAGGAACTGGTGACAGTTACTAGATTGTCTGTTAAGTGGGACGGTGCTCCCGCAATAGTGTTTGGAACTAACCCTGAGAATGGTAAGTTCTTTGTTGGTACTAAGTCAGTCTTTAATAAAAGAAAAATTAAAATCAATTATAGTCATGAGGACATTGATCAAAATCATCAAGGTACTGTCGGGGACATTCTTCGCCTGGCTTTTGATTACCTTCCTCGTATCAATCGTATTATCCAAGCTGATTGGATCGGTGTCGGTGGGGGCAGTGTTTATACCCCTAATACTATTCAGTATAGGTTTGCCACTCCGATTTCTCAACAAATTATTTTAGCACCTCATACAGAGTATACTGAACTTAGTCCTACTGCTGAGGGTAAGATAGGAGTTAGTCTTGAATCTACTCCTGATT